AATAAGTCGCACGCCATACCATCTTCCATGACGTGTCCACGATGCGCTCTGAATCCGTTGAGCTCAAGGTGCCCCATCGCACATATGCTATCAGTAGTTTTGACAGCCTTGACAGTATCCTCAAAGTTTTCTGCATTGATCCAAGGAATAAAAAGAACTTTAAGTTTATCAAGAACAATCTCAGTGCTTTTAGAATATATTTTTACATTAGCATATTCACGTAACAAAAGATCTACTGCATTTACATCATTCGTGTTTTTATAGTATGCAGTGTGATTACCGACAACAGTGTGAACTTCAACTCCCATGTTGCAGAGTCTGTCATAATAATTATCTTTTGCCCAAGATAGTGCAGAAAAATCAATACCCTTTCTACTATCAAAAGTATCTCCCATGTCAATGACAGTGGTGATTCCTTCTTTCTCTAGTGTTGGAAAAAAGATTTCATTATAGAACTTTAAAAAATAATCATGAAAATGTTTTGAGTTTTTTCTAGCTCCAAAATGTTGGTCTGTTATGATGGCAACTTTCATTAATTAATAACGTAGTTTGCTGTGTACAGCATCTTTGATTTGATTATAGTCTGAATAGGATCCACCGTCAACCCCGTCCTCACTGAAAACTTCACTGAATCCGGACCTTTCAAGAATTTTATTTTTAATTTCTAACTGTCTTTTCTCTCGCTGAATACGACGCAGAAAAGCATAATGAATAATCTGAGTGAAATACGCAAAGGGATTCTGGGATTTCTCTGGGTTAAAGTTATGTATATACTGAACGCAGTTCTCAATTCCGTCAGAGATCATGTCCTCTTTGAACATGTAGTTGACGAAGTTTGGTTTGAATGATAAATGGTTTGCAATCTTCAAGAAACACTCTCCAATGTAGCGAGGGATAGGAGGTTTAGTGTCCCAACGTGTTCCTCTATCCTGTTTGGTCGGCTCTCTTCCAAACTTTTTAATAAATGTAATTTCAACTTCACTTTGATAATATGTAAGTGCTGCTAAAAATTCTTTATTATTAACGTAATGCTCAGATCTTTTACGTTTTGCCATAGTTCCCGATTTAATCATAAAAAAATATTATCACTATTATGTAGATAGTATAACATTTCCAATCTATAATAGCAAGCTTGACACACTATCAAATATTCACTATAATAACTCTGTTAGGGTTGATAAGGATTTTATTAGCTCTTTTTGTAGAGCTTCTCTAAAATGTCTTTAGCATCATTAACTGTAGATATGTACCCCATCTCTCTTGTTATTTTTGGTTGGCCTGTTTTTGCTCTATCGGAATCTTGTACAAATTGTTGATATATTGATATCATTTCAAAATCAGAGGATTCTGATAGGGTCAGTACATCATCTAAATTTATAATAAACAAATCTTCTTTGGTTGTTTTTAACCATGGTTCTACTTTATATCCAGCTAAACCAGTTCTTGTCTTCACTTCAACAATAGTAATTGGATTAGAAATAAGAAGCATAGTTCTATTTTCTTCTTCAGAGGCTGCTACTTTAGCATAGATCTCTTCCCCAGATTTAAATTTAATCGTTGCGTAGAAATCGTCTTCAATCATACTTTTAATTGGATAGTTATTATCTCATAGTTAAAATTTTCTTCGTTATATATTTTAATTCTTTCAATGAGATGGTTTAGAGTGTAATTTCGTCTTGACTTATGTGTACAATCATCAGAGATGTCATAGAGGATTGCCTTAGTTTTATCTTTTCCTTTTCTAAGAACTCTTCCAATAGATTGTAGATTTCTTACTCTTGATTTTGATGGAGATGCAAAGATAACGTTATGAAGATTTTTAATATTAATACCAGTAGAAAAAGTTCCATAAGAGGCAACGATAATTGCATCATTTTCTCGTTCAGTTATTTCTCTGACTAACTCTCTTTCCTCAGCATCTACTCCTCCGTGAATAAAAAATGCTTTTCTATTAGCCTCTTTGTTAGTATTTATCTTTTCAAAGAGTATGGCACCATGAGATTCAACTCTTTGAAACAGCACAAGAGTATTTCCTTTTAAATCAAGAGTTAAATTTTTTATAAAATTATTTCTCTTTTCATGAGAAATTAAGTATTGAATTTCATCTTCATATGTTTCAAATATTTGTGGATTGTGTTTGAGGATTAAACACTGAATGTCAAGTTGAGATAGATGTCCTTGCCTCATCAACTCATCAGTTTTAGTGACTTTATATGATGGACCAAATAAACCTTCTAACACCCACTTATGCGTCTGTGTGCCGTCTAAAGTTCCAGTAAATCCAAATCTATATTTTGCATGATGCAACTTTGTCATTATAGATATTAAAGATTTACTTTTAAAAAGATGAGCTTCGTCTCCAATTACAACATTAAATTCTTCAAAGAATTTTCTATCTAGTTTATAAACTGATTGCCATGTTGTAATTGTTACTGGAGCATCATTACTCTTTTCTCTACCCGAATAGATACGGTGACAATATGAATCAGCATTCCAACCATAATCTTGAAAGTCCTTATACATCTGCTCTACAAGAGATGTCGTTGGAACAACTAGCAAGATTTTTTGACCTTTGTCAACGTAATATCTTACAAGAGAATAAATCATCAGAGATTTGCCGCTTGCAGTGGGTGATATCAATAGTTTTCTATTGTGTCTTAAAGCATCGTATACTCCCTCAATCTGATACTTCCTTGGAGAGTGAGAGCATATAGATTTCATATAATCTTTAACACCTTCATATGAAATTCCATTATTAACTTCAAATGGAATTCCATAGAATTTATTATCTTCAAACTTATAACTATATCCGTAGTTTTCACAAAACTGAACAATCTTATCTAACAGACCAACATAGATCTGTTTGGACCGCATATCGTAAAGGTGAATCTCTCCGTTCCAATTCCTTCCACGATACTGTGGCATAAATTTTGCATTAGGAACCTCAAACTTAAAGTGGTCTCTAAGTTCGTACTCTATATGAGGTTCTGTATTGATCTTTAAAAATACTTCGTTTGATTTTGATATAACAAGATTGGCTGTCGTATCAATCACATAGATCCATTCATCTACAAATATTTATTACATATTGTCAAACTTATATTCTAATATCATTCTATACAACGAATCTCTCAAGTACCAAAGATGTTGTTGTTCCATTGGAGGTCTTGAAGGAGATCCTTCCCAATTTTCAATTCTTTTCAAAACACAATGATGTAATAGACGAATATCCTCTATCGTCAGACTAATTGTGTAATCAAACTCTTGGCTTGGTTCAAACTCCTCACTCATTAACCTAATCCTGAATTGAATCTCATAAACTCAATAGCATTTTTAATTTGATAAGTTCTATTAGTTATCTGCTTTAAGATACTCTCAATATATACGAGCATTGTATCATAGTAATCAATCTTTAAACATACTGTAGATAGTTTTTCGTCCGCATCAAGATACTTTTGCATTGTATCTTTATCTCTAATTTTTTTGGGGAATGGAGAGTCAACATATACTTCAGGATCTGCTTTACCACTGAAGTACTCATAGCGTTCGTGTCTAATATTTTTTTTCTGTTGCTCTGCTTTTTTTCTTAAAAGAAAAATTGTATTATATAGATCAAAGTATTTTGCATGAAGAGATGGGATATTCAAAGATTCTGTATGTAAATTATCTAGATCTATTTTTGAATCCTTTTCCCACATCTCTTGAATCGAATCAAGGTCAATGCTCATAATTTTTTGCCAGTTAAGTCTGTCAAGTTATAGCTAGTATACTTGAGACTTACGTCTGCTGTAAAGTATTGAATATCTGTGTCAGTAGCATCAAACGTGAGAGTTGTCAACGAATATGGAAATAAGTCTTTAAAATTTACATTAAACTTTGCGACTAGATTACTACTTAGAATTTGAAGTGTTCCATCAGAGAAAATGTTTCTCTTATCTTTAGAGTAGTTTCCTCTATGATCAGATTCAACTTCAAGATCTCTAAATTCTTGATTTTCTTCAGGAAACCCTAGACCTCTCATCCAATTTTGTATCTCCATATAATTTTCAAGATTTTCGTCAACCAAAAATCTTAAAGTCAAATCACCAAAATCAAGTTTATCTCCAGGAGTTGGAATATCTCTTAGGTAGTTTGGTTGAACAGCAACTCCAAGATTTATGTCTGGAACATTTGCTTGATTACAAAAAAATGCTACCTTAGGACTTCTTCTCATAGAAAATTTGAAACCTACAGGTGCAAGAAAATTTCTATTTTCTATCTGACCATATGGATTTGCTTTTGCCATCACCTATACCCCATAAATTGATGAAATGTTTTTCTAAGTCTTACTGCAGTTTTTTGTGCTTCAATATTTACAAATTCTTTTGATGCTGCAACCATATCATCTATTGATGGGCCATCACCTAAATTACTAGTTAATTTAGTTTTCATTACTGGATATACACCACTCCCCAAATCCCATTTACGCAATCCTGTCTCAGCAGGAGTTTGATAATCTTGAGATAGTAGATCATCTGCTTGCGGGAACAGATATTTTCCAAATCCAGCAACAGGACCTGAACCTGTAGCAGCATTACTATATGCCTGGGGATTTCCTCCAGAATTTGTTGGTGCTTCAGAAATGAAAGATTTAAAATTTTTCATTACTCACCACCATTCCCATTCCCACCGCCATTGCCATTACCACTATCATCATTCCCAGAGTCTCCATTTTCATTAGAGTCTCCGTTATTATTCCCATTACCATTTTTTGAACCTCCACCAAAACGGGAATAGCGGTATGAATTAGATTTAGTTGATTTCTTGGGTTGGCAAGATTTTGACTTATCATCAAAATAATATCCCTTAGGACATTGATTAGCCTCTTTGATAAAAGAATCTAACGTTTTCATTTGTTTATGATGATTGTATACCACTCTTCACTCATACCAGAGATAATATGATCTGCAGACTCTTGATTCTGGGCATAACCCTCTTGAATTAAATGATCAACGACTAAATTATATTTTTCCAGAGCTTCTCTGGTTTCTCTAGGTGTTTGTTTCATTTTGGTTAATTTATCCTTATATTTATTTAGATAAAAAAAAGACCCCCTTTTGGGGGGTCTTGCACTTCCTTCACACGAAAGGAAATTATATCACATGAGGTTCTTAACAGCAACACGTCTGTAGTAGCGGTTCTGGTTAACGTGCAGAGCACCTTGACCTTGGTTGGTTCCTTCAGCAAATGGGTTTGCGACCATGCCGTAGCGGGTCTTAAATCCAATTTTTGGTTGGAAGGAGTTCTCACCAACGGCGCGAACCATTTGGAGAGGAACATAAGGACAATAGAACAGACCAGCGTCATAAGGTGAAGTACCCTTATAACCAACAACGTAATACTGGTTGCCTGGAGTTCCGTTAGCAGAAGTCAGGTTTGCAGCATATGGGTCGATGTAGACGCGGAATTTGCCCATCAGGGTTCCAGCGAATGTACTACCGGTGTCATCAACGTTAAGGTTAGCGTTGAGTGCAGGGGTGTAATCGAGCACACCAGCCATGGTCAGTGCAGACGCTACGTCAGCAGAACACATGATGATGTTGCCCTTCCCGCGACGAGTTCTTTGTGCGATTGCGTTGGCATCGCGCTCGATTTGGAACAGAAGACCTTTGAACTTCTCAACGCTCCAGCGACCGTTGGAGTCAACGTCAAGGTCAAAGATACCAGCAGAAGCAACATTCTGTGCTGCGCCTTGTTCAGCGACCTTGTAGATCGTTCTGATGACTTCTCTGTTGATTTCCGCAAGGATTTCAGTGGAGAGAATGTTAGCAAGTTCTGCTTCGGCATTCAAACCATGAATTGCCTTAAGGTCTTGTGCCAGTTCTAAACTGTACTCAGCCTTCAGGGCGCGTGACTTAGCAGTAACAGTGACTTTCTCGATCGAGAATGCCATCTGGTTGAAAGCATTGTTGCCAGTGCCATCAAGTGATTCTGCTTCATCGGTACGCATACCTTGACCAACTCTGTATCCAATGGAGGATGCAGAACCAACTGGGTTCAGGACCGCAGGATTGGTCTCTCGTGTTGCAGTAGTACCCATACCAGCGACTGGATCGCTTTGACCGGTTTGGGAGTTAGATGCCTTATCGCGTCCGGAGAATCCTGAATCAACTTCGTTGTAGAATGATTCGCTACCCGACTGATTGGTATAACGTGAACGCATCGCGAAGATGAGTCCAGTAGGACCAGACATTGGCTGAACGCCAGCAAGGTCATATGCGACCAAGTTAGGCATTGAGCGTCTGATCAGAGAGATCAGAACGGGGTCGAAACCGGCAACAGGGCCAGTTCCAGTAGCAGCACCAGAATATGCCTGAGGGTTACCACCAGAGTTGGTGGGTTGCTCAGTCAGGAGAGATCCTGATTCTGCAAAAGAGTTTTGCTCTCTTAAAAATTTTTCTTGGTTCTCAAGCAGGGTAGCGGTTACAGCTCTCTTATGTGAATCTTGGATTGTATCAAGACCCTCATAATTGAGGAGAGGTGCCCACTTTTCCTGCAACTGTTCGGAATTGAACATTTGCTTTTTACCTATTTTAAATGTTTACGGTTTGATTTAATATTAAATTCAGTTATTTGCTAAATGATGAAAGAGTTCTCAGGTATGCAGACATCGAACCATTTATTGATTCAGGTGAACTGTCAACACCTTCAGAAATATTCTCTCTTTTAGCTGATGGAGAAGTTCCTTTTGAGGGGAAATAAGATTCCTTCAATGTCTCCAACTTTTCACGATAAGATTCTTCACTTTCAAACTCCACACTTTCGGCAAGTGAGGCGAGCTTCTCTTTCTGAGTCTGTGCAAGACCTTCAGAGACCTGATCCACGATTCCATCAGCAAACGACTCTGCGAGACGCTTGTTTAGTGAAACGTTTTTCTCAATCTGCTCGTTGAGTTTTGTTTCCATGTCATCTAGTTTTTCTACCATGCTCTCAAGCACATCATATTTTTCTTCAGGGATAGTTACATAATGTTCTTCAAAGAGACCCTTCATTCCTGAAAGGAATGATTCGGTCATTTCAGACTTGAGTCCTGCTTCAACTGCGAGTTGGTTCTCAGTGAACCACTCTTCAGCGACATACTCAAGATAAGAATCGACACGCTCGTTTAATTCTTTTTTAATATCCTCTACTTCTTCAGCAAGGACTTGAGAATAACGTGCTTCAAGAGATTCTTTGACTTCAGCAACCTTGGATTTGATTGCTGCTTCAAAGATAGTTTTTGCTTTTTCTTGAAACTCTTCAGAAAGTTCTTCACCTTCTAAAAGAGCATTGACATCTTCTTCGATATCAATTTCAGCAACAACTTCCTCTTCAACCACATCTTCTTCAGAAGTTTCTTCTTCAGAAACGACTTCTTCCTCGGTAGTTTCTTGTTCAGAAACTACTTTGTCAGTGGTATCTTGATCTTCTTCTACAACAGATTCGGTATCAAGTTCCTCTTCTTCTTTCATACCTTTAGCTGCTTCAGCAGGTTTAGCACCCTTGTTTACAACATCCTTAACTTGCTTAAGGGTTGTTCCCGGAGTGTTCAGTTTTGCTGAATCATCATCTGGTTTGTAGTTCTCGGGGGTAGGCCCACCGAGATCTTCATAACCTACTGATTGACCATCAGGAACATTACCTGACAATCCCTTCATAGGATCCGCTGTGCCCCCTTTGGCATTTACAGCGGTTTTGGATTGCGTTGTGCCTACTTCCATTTCTTGTAAATCTCCACGAGACATGTGAACTACTCCGAACCTTTGTGCGAATTTAATCTATATTTATTTATAAATTATTAAATTACAATGAATTTAAAAAATTATTGAATAAATTTAACTTATGTTCATCCAAACTTCTTTGATGAACTAGGGTGTTTATTTTTTTCTTAGTGTTTTCCGCGAGTTCCTCACGAAGAATACCACCATCCCAAACCCATTCTTTACCTTCCATAATTCCCTGAACAAATGCATCAGGTGCAGATGGATCAGCAACAATATCAGCAGCAGTTGCTAACATGAAATCTTCTCCAACTTCCATCACCCCATGTTTGTTCTGAGAAATTGAACCGATTCCACGGGAAGATACGCCGAGAGTAACTCCTTCTTTTAAAAGGGACTCTGCAATCTTACCCATTGGTGTAGAAAGAATTTGTGCTTTTCCAATAAAATTATTGCCTTCTTGCTTAAGAGAAACAATTTTATGAGAAACTCTATCCAGGTTGACTGTTGGGCCATCAGGGTGACCTAACTCACCAAGAGCACGACCTTTATTGATATAACTTTCGGCATATCTTGCAACCTCTTTTTGCATCGTCGGAAGACGATACATTCTTTGATTGCGATTTACTTTTTCAGTCTGAAGAAAAGGTCCCTGAATATAAAGATTCTTCTTACCATTTTTTTCTTCAATAATAACTTTTACTGCTTCAATGTCTTCTCTAATGAGTTTCATTATGCTTGCCCCGATTGTTGTACTTGTTGGATATGAAGAACTCCACTACCACCATCTGGGTCAAAAGCACTAACTTTTAAAGTATTAACCAGACTTGCACTGCCAGTAAAATTGGTGATTATACCAGAAGTATTAGCGTTGAGAGTCAATCTAGTAACAAAATAATTATCATCAGATAACCTTGCACTATCAACACTTAATACTGAAACATCATTGATAAGTGTTGCATAATTAGAATCTGCTGTAGTTCCACTTATAACAAGACTTACATGATCACCAACACCAAAGGGCATTTGAGTTCCTTCAGGAGCCGTAACAAGAGTTGTTGCTCCCGTAGTAATACCAGCAACTATTTGCGATGCTCTTGTCATTGCAAGAGTTGCAGTACCACCACTGGGAATATAATAATCCGCAGCAGACACATTAGTCTGAGCAGTTGGTGAAGTATTGATCGCAACATTAGCACCAGTGCCTTTGGCAACTAATCTGATCACATTACTTTGGACAGTAAATGCAGATGAGGTGCTTGCAGCTCCAGATAAGGCTATAGTTTGTGCAAGTCCAACGGGTCTATGTGCCATTATTGTCTAATCATTTATTTTTATTTATAAAATTACTCTTCAGTAGCAACTTCATCACTACCATTTCCAGCGTCAAACATCGAAAGAGCAACTTCGGGTCTGTGATTGTCAACTTTTCCAGAAGCTTTATTAAAGAGAATTTCTTTAACTTTATCACTAATGTCAGAGGGTGACTCATCAGCAACAATCATATCCATTAAATCATCCATGAAAATATGTTATAAGAGTAACATTCAGATAGTATTTATACATGATTAAAGTTTTCCACTCACAATACCATCACCAACAACTCTAGTATACTTATCGAGAGTTCCATCTTGGAGACATTTGAGATGCCACCTTGTCATTAGTAATACGTTTTCTCGTTCTAATCCATAAAGAAAATCTTTACCATCTTTCATTACACTTTTCCACATTGCAAAACTTTTTTCCATATAAAAAGCATCGTCAATTAATTCTTTATCATTCAAATTAAATTTCCCCTCCTTTAGGTAATTCTGGTGCTTCTGTTGATTGTGCCTGTGCCTCCAGATCTGGCTCCATTATTGGTTGCCCCAAATCAGTTGGCTCTCCAGTACTAGGATCAACTTGCATTAATGCAGGATCTGGAATAGTACCATCTTTAATTTCTTTTTTAATAAGTTTATCTTGTTCAATAATTTCTTGATCTGTTTGACGAAGAATCTTACGTCTCACATAATCTTGAGAAAAATATTTGCCAATATATGGTTCTGCCTGTTGAAGACTGCCAAGTCTCTCATTCAATAATTCAGATTCTTTAAGTTCTGAGAAGTGATTATCATAGAGGAAATCATACTGAATATGCTCACTCATTACTTCCCAATCTTCAGGAGTAATCACATTCTTTAGAATCAATTGAGTCTTCAGCATGTCATTAAACATGTTAGAAAATCTCTTTCTCAAACGACCAACAAACTTGGTAAATTTGAGTTCGTCTCTCAAGATCTCAGAAGATCTCCCCAAGTTAAACCCACCTTCTCCATCCATTCGTGATGGAGGGACGTTAAGTGAACGGTAGAGTTTCTTTTTAAAATACTCAATATCAGTGATTTCACCCAAGTTTTGTCCGCCAGGGAGAGTGGTGATTTCGGTTCCTCTTCCGCCCTCACGCCTGGGAAGCCAGAAGTCTTCGAGCATTGCCATGTGCTTTTTATCATCACGAATCTCACCAGTTTGTGCATCATAGACGAGTTTGTTGCGATAACGCATCATTACGTCTCTTAAATATTGTTCTGCTTTGACTTTTGGAAGATTACCAACGTCAATATAGAAAATTCTACGTTCAGGAGCACGAGATAATCTATAGATTACCAATGAGTCCTCAATCATACGAAGTTGATTGATAGATTTGATTGCTTTATGAAGATATGAAAGGACTGTTCCTTTGTTACGATCTACAAGACCAGATGTACAATATGTAATTGCGTCTTTAGCAATTTTAATTCCCTGAGTTCCATCAGTGGCATTCATGTTCCCTGTCGGATATGACATTTTGGGATTGTAAATATAATATTCATCAATCTCTGGGAACTGATATGACATTGGATCTTCATTCAATTTAAAAATTGAAGGTCTTTGTTCATTTGGATCCTTCCTTTTCTGCATTCTAATATGACGCATTTTCATTGCATCAATATAACGCAACTCTTGAATTCCTTCCTCAGGTTTTTTAAAGTCAATTACCTTATGATAGTAAATGCGACCATCGACATACCAATTTCTGTAGATTTCATATGCCTTTTTATCAAAATCCAATAAATCTAAAATATATTTAAATTCTTTACGAATATTATTTTTAATACCATCACTGGCATTTAAATTATCTAAATCAATTTCAATGGGACTATCGTTAGCATCAGATACAATAGCTTCATTGACTATATCTTCAATAGCACTGTCCGTTTCTGGATGGAGTGCCATCTCTCGATATCTTTTTATTAAATCAAATTCAGTTTTATAAACACCTTCAATATCAACATGAGTACCAAAAAAACCACTATTCATGTAGTGAGATACCCCGTCCTCATTGTTAGGAGCAACGGGGGAAACTGCACTTGGAGATAGTGGTTCGGTGTCCTCAATAGAGAACCCAAATAACTTTGACATGATTAATGGCTAACTTTTATCTATTTATTAACCATTAGGACCGCCAGCTTTTGAAAGAGTGAACGATTGAACTTGGAAAGTTACAGTAAACTCTTCAAGAGTATCAGAACTATCATATGAAAGATCGATTTGAGATACTTCTGTTGGGAAGATATCAATGAATTCATACTCTGCAAGGACTACGTTTGAGTCTCCTGCATTATTTCTACTAGAAGCAGTAGAACCTCTACCTAATTGGAATACAGACGCATTAGTCATGTATGATTCTGGAAGAGTAGCGCCAAGATTGTTATCCAATTTGGCGATCTGATCCATCCAAGCTTCCATTGCTGTTCTGAGTGCGAATGCCTCATCATTAATAATAGTAATGGTCCAGGTATCAATTGTCCTGTCACCAGCTACTTTAAATATACGTCCTCTGAAAGGAACGTCAATATTAGCAATATTAGATGCAGGTAAAGCAGCTGCCTTACACATAAATCTAAAATTGTCAGCATCCCAAGGGATTCCTCCCGGTAATGTTGTAAGTTCTACTTCAAATAGATTGGGGCGGGCACCGCCCCCAATAAGTGCTGACTTGAACTGAGAAATAGTTTTGTTCTCTCTAGATGTTGCCATTTTTTTAAATCCTCCTTTTTTATTTAGATAATGTTATCAAACTCTGCCTGCTACTTCTTCAAAACTAACGCCTGTGCGTGTAGCGACGAAGGTGAGCGTGACATAATTAATAGATTTCGCTGGTTTCAGGAAGATATCTGCCCTGAATTCATTATTATCGATAACATCTGGAGTGTTGTTTGTAGTATCGCAAATAACAAGGAATCCGTAAATTCCCCTCTTTGCTTCAACATCTCTCAAGAATGGTTCAACAATATTTCTAAAGTTTGCTCTTGTTAACTCATCGTTGAGTTCAAAGAGTTGTGATTCAGCAGCACCTTCAAGTGCTTGCTCAATTGTAAGGAACAAACGACGTACATTAATTCGATCAAATGCTGATGCAAAACCAAGTGCAGTTTTATCACCAAAGAGAAGTGTTCCTATACCTGGTTTGGTAATGATGGAATTAACTCTTGCAGTGTACAACCTATCTCTTTGAGCCTTAGTTGGATTGTATGAAAGTTTAACTACATTATTAAGAACACCTCTTTGCTGTCCTGCAGGTGAGAACCAAGGATATGCATTGATTCCTGTCCTAACCATCAGACCAGCAACGTCACCATTAGTTGGGACATAGCGGAATTCATTATTGAATCTGTCATACTTGTAAGCATATCCAGAATCAAAAGTTGAATATGATGAAGAACTCAATGAAGAATAATACTGAAGTAGATTATCAGTCTGAGTTTCTGTATTAGTAACACCAATCAGATCAGTTCTGTGAGGTCCAATTGTTGCCATACAATCCTTTCTCAGTTCTGCAATAGAAGTGAGATGATTTGCTTTTGCTTGGGAAAGATCTCTAGAACCCAATCCAGGGCCCATGATTAGATAATCAACCTCAATCTCATCCTTATTCTTAAAGAGTTCGTATGAAGTTTTAAGATCTCCAAGAGTTGCGGTCATTCCGCCATTTGAACCTCTTGCGGGAACTCCAGCACTATAGTCTTCACCACCACCAAGAGAATATGAAACGTTTCCGAGAGCAGAGAACACAGTATTCTGTGCGCTTTGTCCCCAAAGACCCTCACCAGTCGTATATGGTGTGAATGAAGTTGAGAATCCTGTTGCTCTAGGTTGAACAAGTGTCCCATCAATGGTTGTATGATAAGCATCTACAGTTGCAGATGGATTATATCCCGCATACAGATTTGTTGAGAAATCTGCAATATAATTTTTATAGTAATCTTTCTGTGGAGAATTTACTGAAGAAATAGAATCTTCTGACTTAGAAAGAGAAAGATGCTTTTCAAGCACATTTCCTTCAATTCCAGAAACAACACCATAGTCATCAATAACTACAACGTGAATCGCATCATTCTCACCTTGTCTATTCAAAGTGTAACGATTAGTTATTGGTTTTGGTGCAATTGAACTCCAATAAAGCGTAGAATTCTCTAGATTTAAAGTTTGCTCATTATACCAGTCTGTAGCACTATCGGGAGTGTAAGTAGCAACTGTTGCAGCTAATCCGGTATTGATGCCAGCATTGTTAACGAACATCAGACCATTTGTGGTGTCAAATGATGCCTCAGGTGCTTTTTCTTTATAATCAATTCTAGTTTCTGTTCCAGTATCTGTTGATGCTCCAGATACTCTGGCAACAATTTTAACATCAATTGTACTGGCAGAATTTACGGTATCTGTTGAGACGCCAGTAATAATTCCTTTAAGGAAACCTGTGAAAGGAGTCGTTGTTCCAGCACCAGGAAGAACAACCGCTGAAAGTTGTGCAGTAACACCGTACCCAATAAGAGCACCGGCATTTGCTAAGTTGTTTGTATTAATACCAATTCTTTGATCGGCAAGATCATCAATTTGACAAACTTTTAATGAGTTTGCCCATGATCCTGGATTTTTGGCAGCATAATAGAAATCCGTAGCAGATGTATAATTCTGCTGATAATCATCATAACTTTTAATTTTCAACACTGATGTGCTAGCAACGCCAACTCCGGCATTTGCATTATTCAAGTTTGTTCCATCAGTTCTAACAACTTTCAGGACTCCACCATATGAAAGAAAGGATGATGCACTCATCCAATATTCATATTGCGAATCAGTTGAAAGGGGTTTTCCAAATGTACTAATGAGGTCTGTCTCATTAGTCACTTCAATTGGATCGTCAACAGGTCCGATTCTAAAAGGACCAGCAATAGCTCCAATGTTATCAATTACATTATCAGCTCTTCCTACTGTTAAGTCAACCTCTCTGATTCTTACTCCAGGAGATAATTGAGGAGTCGCCATGTTTTTCTCCGTGATGCTCAGTTTATCTGAAAATATTTATTAAAAAGTTACTTTTCACAGGGGAAACTTGACGTGAACTACCAATCTGGATAATTCCATATCGTAGGATTATTTTTTCTACCCTTGATTATACGATTTTTTGTACATTCTTTGCATTCATATGCATAAGAGGAAGCAACTGCGCCCCTATCCTTTCTTGTCCTATAGAAATCTTCTACTAAATTTTTAAAATTACCACAAACTCTACATTTTCTTTCTTGAAATAGTAGATGACCTAATTTGATTTGACCATCCAAATCCATTATCTGTATTCCCACATGAAAGATCTATCACCATATTCATCCGCAACAGACCACCTATCTCCATCCGAATCTACAAAAGTCTCCTCACCGAGGCCATCATTCATAAAACCAAATGGTGCCATATCTTGCTCAATTTGATTTTTTTGTTCTTCATATAATCTTTTTCTTACATCTTGATCTGTAAGTTCTTTAAAATAATCCATCTGGACTAACCAGGCATAGATCACCAAACACATTGCAAGGTCATCATTACAACCTTCTTCTGCTTCAAATGAATTGCTCTTTGAAATGAAAGTAGTTAATTCTGAGATAATTTCATAATCTTTAAATATAACTTTGTTTTCTTCAATCATTGTCTTAAGATTCAATGATCCAACTTTTTTAACAGTCTTACTCATCTTGACTCCAAGTTGAGTTTTCTTACCAGAAAATCCTTGGCCAACAACCTGTCCTGCTCTACCTCTCATAGAACACATTAATAAGTTTTGATATTCAAGATCATATTGTAGGATGCTTGCTACTTGATCTCCAATATCATTTACCTCGCATAAGATAAATGCACTATTATATTTTTTTGCTACTTCATATATGATGTTTGGAAATAACATCGGTTTAATTTCATTATTTCTATATTTTGATACTACTTTGTGTGGAAATTCGGTTATATCTACAACTACAAATGCTGAGTAATCTTCGCCAACACCGCGAGCAACGTCCACAGTCATCACATAGTCATGATTCCTAGCAGGGTCCTCATATACATCAAGTCCAGCATTAGATGCGATTGGGTTGTCATATACAAGTGCTCTTAATTTGCTTGGTGCAATCAGTGTGTCAACTGATCCTAGAAACTCACATTCAAACTCAATTTTAAATTGTTGTTCAGATGTATTAGCAATTGTTTGTTCTTTCCAAACATCATCCCTACCAGGAACTTCACTCCAATGAACATCTGTGGGAACATAATCGTTTTTATTTTTTTCTGCATCATGCCAGAGACGGTAGAAGTGATTCATACCATGTGGCGTAGATACAATAATTACTTTGGTATTTTTACCAGAAGTAATAGTAGGATAAACAGAGGCAAAGAACGAGTCAGCAATGTGATTTGGGACGAACGCAAATTCGTCTAGAAATAAGATATTAAACGACATGCCTCGGACAGCACTTGCAGACGTAGATGCTGCCAAAATTTTACTGCCATTTTCTAATTCAATATTTCCCTTATTCCATACTAAAATACCTTGCTGCATCCACTTGGGCAAATTCTCATATGCAGTCGCTAATCTTCCTAACAATTCTCTAGCAGTAGATGCTTTGTTGGCAAGAATACCGATATTTACACTATCATTAAAAAGTGCATAGTGTAAAAGATAAGACACACAGGTGGTAGACTTACCAGTCTGTCTAGGCATCTTACAGATATTAAATCTGTTTTCATGGAAGTTATTAATTAACTTTTCTTGAAAGTCATATGGTCTGAATGGTATGAGGCCTTCATCCAAACTCACAATCTTAACGTATCTCCTAGCGAAGTATACGGGATCATCCTTACATTTTAAAAATTCAAGAACTTGGTCTTGAGTAAACTCAATAGGGGTATTCGCTTTTTTTAATAAAGGATTACCAAGATATACATCACTCATAAAAAATTACCTTTCAATTAAATTAACAATTCCAAGCACGCAGAGACTTATTGATTCTGCTATCTGGATCAGATGCAGTCTTCTTTGAAGTTAACTTCTTTTTCATTCCTTTCATTCTAGCGCAGAAGGATGCCCTCCTGGGATTTCCAACCTTCTTGCTTGGTGCTTTAAGGTCAGATCCTGGATTTTCCTTTTCGTAAGACTTTC